GGGTTGTTGTCCGCGCCGTTCTGGGTGTAGGCCAAACCGGCACCGGTGCCGGATTGCAACGCCGTCCACGGGATCACGCTGCCGCTGATGAAGTCGTTCCACGTCATGTACATCGTGGACGGCACCAAAACGCCTGGCCGTGGGATGCGGGCGATGTCGAACGTCCCAGAGGTGACGTCGGCCGCCGCGTGGGTGTGATTGCCCAAGGCGACCGTCGACCCGCTGGTGCCGGTCGGTATGCGGGCGATGTCAATCGTCCCGGACACGATGTCGGCCGCCCCGTGCGTGTGGTTACCCAAGGCGACGGTGGTGCCGCTCGTTCCCGTCGGCAGGTAGGCGATGCCGACCGTGCCAGACACGATGTCGGCACCGCTGTGGGTGTGCACGGCCGCGGCGACGCCCGCGGCGGACAGCGTCTCGTGCTGCCATTTGTTGTTTGTCGTGTGGTACACCCACAGGTCACCGTTTGCGGGCGTGCCCGGGCTGAACTCGTTGCCTTGAACCTTGTGCACGACCGAGGCCCCGATGGTGCCCTGAACGTCGCCCGCGAGGGCGTGGCTGCTGATGTCGAGGGTGGCCCGCTGGGCCGCCGCATCGGCATCGTCTAGCAGGGCCTTGCCGGCGGTGGTGATGTCACCGCCCAATTTGCTGGTGCCCACCACGCCCGCGTCGATCGTCCAGGTGGCCCCGGACCCGCTCACCGTGATGTCGCCCTTGTCGCCGTCCGAGATGCCCCCGCCGGTCACCGTCTGGTTCAGGACGGTGTTGCAGCTCGCCACGACGGCTGAGCCGTCGTCTTCAACCGTAACCGTAGTGCAGCTCCCGCTGGGTGCGACCGTGCTCATGGCTTGTCCTCCACGACGATGGTTCCGCTGGTGACGAACACATTACCTCCGCTCGGGGTAATCACGTGCAGGATCCACCGCCCGACCTCGGGCAAGCTGGCGATGAACGTATGCCAGTTGATCGTCACTAGGCCGTTGGTCGTCCCAAGGCTCAGCCCGCCGTTGGCCGTGGTCAGGGTCGTGGCATAGGCGTCGGTGTCGTCCAGGCTGACCACCTTCAGCTCGGCGGTGTAGCTGGTCAGGTTCACCGGGGTGCCCGTCGAGTCCTTGAACACGAGCGTGCCGACCTGCGGGCGGGTGTAGAACTGGCGGACGTCTAGCTGCTCGCTCATGGGCATTCCCCGTCGATGGCGTTGACCTTGTCAAAGACCCAGTACAGGGCCCCGGTGGTGTCCCTGACCGGGAACAACAGCACGGGCGTGTTGATGGCCATTGGCTTGACCTTAAACCCGGCCGGCACGTTGGTGGGTGCACCAAGCGGGGCCCAGAATCCGACCGCGTTGGCCAACTCGTTCCAGTTGTACGCCCAGCCCTGGTTGGTCTTGTTCAGACCGTTGGTCTTGGTGGCGATGCTGGCGGTCGACTCGGTGAAACGGACCTCTTCCCAGTCGTACTTCCACTTCAGGTCAGCGGTAATGACCGTGAAACCGATGATCTTCGCCGGCACGGACGCCACCTGCGTGCGGTAGTTCTCCAGCTCCCGGTCGGTCGAGAAGCTTGAGCCCGCCCGCTGGAACATGGCGGCCGTGGCCCGGTCGCCCTGCTGCATGGCGTTGTAAATGCCCCTCAAGGCGTCACCCCGAACTCTCCCTTGAGCAGGCGGTCATACGTCCAGGTGCCGGTCGGCAGCAGCGTCGAGGCGTTCCAGTTCGTGGCCTCGACGTTGCCACGCTTCCAGCGGACGTCGGACGCCTGGCCGGTGCTGGTCACCTTCACCTTGCCGTCCGAGTCCCGCTTGGCCACCTGCTCGAAGAACAGGTAGGTGTCATGCAGAAACACGATGCGGGCGGTGTAGTACTCGTCCTCGAGGTGCTGGAATCCGACGTCCGTCAGAAGGCAGGAATACGCCGGGAACCCGAGAAACGCGGCGTTGTTGACGGTCAAGCCGTGGGTGGACCAGGACAGGTCGTATGCGGTCAGGTCGGTCTGAAACGAGTCGATGACGCTCGTCAGGGTCACCGTGACCTGCGGCACCGGGATTTGCAGCGGGTTGCCCGCCTCGTCCAGCTTGGTGCCGCCGATGTCGGCGGTGCTCTCGAGCGTCGTACCAGTCGGAAACGCCGCCGAGCCGTTGATGTCCCGGTAGCACGCCATCGCTCGCGTCGACGGCTGCACGCTGCGGTTGACCGGCAACAAGGCCTTGCTGGCCGTAGTCGAGTCTCGCCGCAGGGTGTACCGGGTGCCGTAGGTGAGCGTGAGCTGGGCCATCCAGCCCGCCGCCGCGTTCATCATCTCCACGCCGACGTCACGCAGGCGAAGCGTCTGCCCGACCGTGGCCTGGCTGAAACTCGCCGCAAAGGTCTTGCGGGGGTACAGGTTGGCGGTGATCGCGGCGGGCGTCGTCAACGCCCGCAGGTTGACCAGAACGGCCTCGGGCCCGTCGGTCGCCGTGCCGGCCTTGTCCCAAACCATCCACCGCTCGACCAAGCGGCCAGCGGTCTCGTCGTATTGCGAGTCGACTCGGGAATATTCCAAAGCCATCAGTTACCTCGCAACGCTTCCTGCTGCTTCTTTTCGGCTGCAGCTCGTTCTTTCTGTGTTATCTCGCCGCGCCTTGCCGCCGCAAGGTATTCAGCCGCTTGGTTCTGCATCCCAAAATCGCCGGCAACGGCTGCGAATGCCGCACCACGAATGCGCCCTCGGTTCAGCGCTTCACGTCCCAAGATCAAGTCCATGCCCATGGCCGTGATTTCACCTACTACGGCTCCCGCCACTTGAGGTGCCGAGGAAATCACGTAGTTGGTGACTGCTTCCTCGATGGTGCCGCTTCTGACCAGATTGCTGGCGATTGCTTCGGCTGCGAGGTTTGTGCTTGTCTGCGCCACGAACGGTTTGGCTGCCAAGGGAGTGAATCCGGACACCGTTCCTGGTGCCGCCTTGCCTTCGGCAAATGCAGCCATCGATTTCCTGGCATCCAATACCGCCTTGTTCATGCCTTCGATGGCATTCATGGCGGCTCGCATCATCATGGCCATTCCAGCCACAGCGGCGACGACGCCGGTCAAACCTCCGGCGACGCCGCCCATCGACAAGCCCTCGAGGACACCGCCGGCGATCCCGAAGCCCCTGCCCAGTCCGGCAGCGCCGAACTTGCTGGCCAGCTCGTTCTGCCGCTTTACGTCCTTGCTGAACTTGTCCATGTCCAGCTTGGCCTTGTTCAGGCCTTGGCTGAACCCCCCGGTGTTCAGACCGAGGGCGACGTTCATGCCGATCTTCTTGCTCATGCGAAGCCCCCTGCCTTCAGGGCAGCTCGCACGCCAGCCTCGATCTGTTCTTCACCGTACATCCGCACCGCTTCCCAGCTCTTCGTGCGGTAACGGGTCCGGCCGAGGTATCGCTTGTGCCACTTGTTGTACGCCCCGACCTCGGGGAAATGAGCACGCCAGCCGGCCGGGAAATAGCCGCCCTTAGTGGGTTTCTGGCCCCCGACACCGACCCAGATGGCCCGTCCCCGCTTGTACCGCTTTACCCGATAGGTGATCGCCCGCCGCAGGCTGCCGCCCGGCTCGACCACTGCGATCTTTCCGAAGCCCGCACCGGCACGACCGTCCTTTACCTCGTTGTACCGGTTGTACTCGGCCTTCGCCTTCGGGGCGAACCGTTTCATGGTCCGCCTGGTCGCCTTCGCCCAGTCCCGAAGGTAGACCTTCATGGTGTCCCATCGCACCTTGGCGTCGACCTGCGTAAACGCCCGCCGGATCAGCTCCGTGTCCTGGAGCTTGATCGTGAACTGGACGCCGCCCGTTGTTGGTCTAGCCATCGTCGTGCCTCGTCCCAGTCCGTGGCGTTGAGCCCGTTGGCGACCGCCACCGGGGTGTCCAGCTCCAGTCGATGCACTGACGCCCGCAGGAGCTGGCGGGCGTCGCGGCTCAGTTTCCCCCTTCGGAGTAGAGCTGGTTGACCACGTCGAACAGCGGGCGGATCGTTGCCCAGTCGGCCTGCATCACGTCCTCGAGCGTAGCGAACACCGGACGGCCCGCCTGGTGCAGGTGACGGGCGACAAGGAACGCCGAGGCCCGAACATCCTCGCCGGGGTTCTTGGCGACCCAATCGGCGAGCACCACGGCGTCCATGACCGTCGGCCGGGTCAGCTCGCAGGCGACGCCCGCAAACTGCACCGGCTTCGGCTGGCCCTTCAGGGCTTGCGTCAGACCGTCCACGTGCCCGTCCCGACAAAGCTGATGGTCGCCTTGACCAGGTCATCGGTGGTCGCCGTTGCGGCCGCGTCGTTGATCAGGAGGCTTCCCGTCCACGTCTCGCCCGTGTTCCAGGTGATGGTCCCGGTGACGGCCGCGGTGGCGCCCTCGAGCTGGTCGACCAGCGTGGCGTGGTCGCTCTTGTCGTACATCACCTCTAGCGTCCCCGACACGCGGGCGACGCCGTAGACGTTGCTCTCCCAGCTGTCGCCGAGAGCCGTGGTCGGAAGGGTCGTGCGTGCCACGGTGACGCTGGCGGACTGCACGAACGGGACGGCGCTGCCGATGGTCACGCCGGTGACTGCTGAACTGTTAGCCATAGAGCACCTCGAAGGTGGAGACTGCGACGGATGGCCGGTGTTCGTCGCCCTCGCCCACCGTCATGGTGTCGAGGGTGCGGCCCTTGTAGATCACTGCGTGGACGGGGACGGTCTGGAACGTGCCGGAACGGTCCATGGCCGTGAGCACCAGGCCGGCGTTGGTCAGGGCGTCGCCTGGCTCGTCGGCCACGCAGCGGACCTCGACCGTGGCGATGGCCTTCCGCGTGCCGATCACGGCCGTATCGTCGGCCGTGATGTCGAAGTAGACGCACGGCAGGCCCTCGAGCTGCAGCCGGCTGCCGAGGGCGACACGCCCCCCCACGGCCGTGGACAGGGCGGCACCGGTGCCGGCTCCGGTCGTAAGCATGGCTTGCACGGCCTTCTCGATCACGGCACCACCTCGACGCAGCGGATGCGGGCGTAACGGTGGAGGTTCTTTACGTCCGTGATGGACACGATGGCGCAGGTCCGGCCGTCAAACGCCAGCCGGAAACGCTCGGTGAGGCCGTATTTCTGGACCGTGCCCCAGCGGCACATAAGGTCGAATGTACGCACCACGGCGGGGCCGCCCCCCCACTCGGTCTCGAGGGCGCCCTGATCCTTGACCTCGGCCCGCATGTAGGTGCGGGTCGTCCAGGTGGGGTTGGGCCGGCCGAGCTGGTCGGTCGTGTCGGTGGGCGGCTGGATGCCGACCACGGTCCGCATGAGCCCTGCATAGATCACCGCAGGTCACTCCGCACCCGGTGCATGTCCAGGATCACTCCGGTCGTGTACGGAACAGGTCGTAGATCGACCGGCGCCGTGGCCTCCACGTTGTTGAACCAGTGCGCAACGAGCGAGACGCCCGCGTGCATGAGGTCTTTCGGTACCTGGTTGCCGTAGCCGCAGGTGTAGGTGATGTCCACCGTGTCTTCATCGGCGGTCTCGGTCGTGTCGAACTTGAGCATGGCCAGCGGACCGTCGACGTAGCGGATGTCGTAGTCGGTGGCCGAAAGCGTGGTCAGCACGCCCGCCTTGTAGTACTGCACCGAGGTGATGGCCCCGAACGGGAACCCCTCCATGACGCAGTCCCGGAACGCGCTCAGGTACTGGTGTTTCGTCGCCGTGCCGATGGTCACGCCCGTACGCCGCTCAACGTACGCCTGGGCGGCCTGCACGAGGCGGGCCAGCTCGGCGTCGTCCTCGCGTATCTCGACGCGCAGGGCCTTCCTGAGGTTGTCCAGGGGAATCCAGAGCATCTGTAAACCCGGGGCGGGGTGTTATCCCCGCCCCGGGGAGGAAGTCGGCTGGTGTCCCGTCCAGCCACGATAGAGAGCAAGTATCAGCCCGAGGTGCTGAAGGTGATGCCGCCGAAGGCCTCGGGCAGCAGCACCTTGAAGTCGTAGCGGGCGTAGGTGTAGAGGTTCACCGCGAGCGTGCTGGCACCGCTGTACGGGTCGACCAGCATCTGCATGCCGAGCCGCTCGAACAGCGTGCAGTAGTCGTAGTTGCCGACCACGATGCGGGCGTTCGTGGTCTCGGTGCTGTCGCAGCTCTGGCACATCATGTACGGCACGCCGTAGATGGTGCCGGGCATGCCGTTGGTGAGGTCCTCGGCGGTGCCAGTCTTCCAGAGGTACTCGTTGAGGCCGGTGATCTTGATCTTGCGGATGGTCTTCAGGGCGTCATCGTTCATCAGCCAGAAGAAATTGCCCGAGCGGTACTGCGGGGCGACCTTGTGGACCGCGTCGATGATGTTGTCACCGGTGAGCGCCGAATACTGACCGGTCACGGCCACGGTCTGGCTCGCGTCGACCGGCGCCGCTTCGATGCCCTTCGTCCAGGCGTTGGTCACGCCGCCCTGGATGATCGCCTTCTCGAGCAGGATCCGCATCGAGTCAGCCTGCTGCCGCATGATATAGCCCTGCATGTCGGGGTTGCCGACCGCGTCGGCGAGGGCCTCGATGCTAGCCGTGGTGCGGCAAACGATCTTCTTCGGGTCAACCGTGACCTGGGCCGAGAAGCTCGGGTCAGAGGCGGTGATGGCGGAGTTCTCGTCGATGAACGCCGAGGTAGGCAGGGCGTTGCCGATGGCGAACTTCTTGTCACCGTCGATGCTAAGCCGTTGCACCCGACCGAGGAAGTTCGTCGGGGCGTAGAGCCGTTCGACCAGCGTGCGGTACATGTCATCGGGCAGGCCGATGTTGGTGGTGCTGCCGGTGATCGCACGCACTTCGGCCGGGTTGCCCGAGTGCAGGTAGCGGAAGAACGCCGCCTTGTACTCAGGGGTCGCGGTCGAAGCCCGCTGCTCGGTCACCTGGGTGGGCGCCGGGGCGCTGCGGGCGTTCGCGGCCTCGAGGGCCTTGGCACGCTCGAGGCGGGCGGCGTTCGACAGCTGGTGTTCCAGCTTGATGGCGTCGGCGTTCAGGCGGTCGTACCGCTCGTCGATTTCCGCCGGCGACAGGGTGGTGCTGTTGAGCACCGAACGCATCTCGTCGGCGAGGCCGGCGAGCTTGAGCTTGACTTCGTTCACAGGAGGCTCCGTATTTGCAACTCGCGTGCACGCAGCAGGCGAGGGGTTTGCGATGACCTGAGGGCCGCTTCCGTCTGCGGGTAGGCGGCCTGAATGACCACGCTCACCTCGACCAGGTCGACGTCGAGGAGCGTGCGTGTGTTTCCGTTCCACTCGTCCTTGCGGACGTTGAACCCGAACGACATCTGGCCGTCCAGGTCGCCCCGCTCAAACAATGCCCGCACGTCGCGGCCAAGCGTGGTGTCGGGCAGGTCAGCCTCGAAGCGGAGCCCGCGGGCGTCACGCTCGAGGCGGAGGGTCTTGGACGTGCGGCGGGCGAGGAGCTGCCCCGGCTCGTGGTTGTAGAGCAGCAGGACGTCCGGGTTTTCCTTCAGCGTCCGGTCAAACGCCCGCTCATCGATCTTCTCGACGAACTTGCCCCGCGGCCCGTACAGGTCCAGGCTGGGCTTGCCGAACACCGCGGCGTATCCGTGGAGGGTGCGGCCCACAGTCTCGGCCGGTGCGTAACGGCGCTCAAGCAAAGTCATCGACGGCCCCCGCGGTTTGGCTGGTGTCTTCGCCGGCGTTGGTCGTGCCGCCGCCGGTGCCCATGTTCTTGGCCAAGATGAACTCGTCCCCGTCGGGCACCGGGTCCAGGTCAAGCCGGGCCCGGGCCTCGTTGCGGGTCAGGATGGACGATTCCACGCCCGTCCTGAGGGCCGCCATCGTCTCGGCCAGCGTCGGCCGCAGCAACACGTCGAAATCCCAGATGACCCGCCCGCTGCCGCCCATGACCTTGCGGCGGAACTCCTGGCCGTACTGCTCGGCCCAGTGGGACAGGCAGCCCTCGACGTAGATACGCATGAGCATCTCGAGGCCCGAGATGCTGCCGCCCGCGGTGTCGTTCAGGTAGGCGTTGGGCACGCCGTAGATGCGGGCGATTTCCTGCACCGTGAACTGCGAGGCCTCGACGTAGACCGAGTCCTCAAGGCTGCCCCCGATGGTCTCGACCTTCATGCCCTCGGCCAGCACCAGCGGGCGTCCGGCGTTCTCCGAGCCGGCGTGCCGGTCGACGTAGCTCTGGGCGATCCGTTGCTGTGCCTCGGCCGATAGCGGGCCCGGGTGCACCAGGGCGATCTTGGGCACGCCCGCGTTGGCAAACACGGCGTTGCCCGTCCTGGACAGGTTGATGCCCATCGAGAACGTGTCTTTGGCCGTGCGGATCGGCGAGCGTCCCCAGATGCCGTCGGTGTTCAACGCCCGCAGGTGAAACACCTCGTCCATCTCGAGGAGGCCCATCGTGCTGTGGCGATAGCGGACTGTCCCCCCGGTGGTGTCGAGGGTGACCGAGTCAGGGAGCAGCAGCTGCAATTCGGTGACCATGCCACCGAGCTTGCGGATGTACGCGAAGCTGTTGCCGTACAGCAGCGCGTTGGTGAGCATCGCCCGCCGGAACTCGAACTGGGTGTGGTAGAGCGACGGATCGCCGTTGAGTAACTCGGCTCCCGGGCCTCCCTCGGCCCGGGCCCCGAGCCGTCCGATGTCGCCGGCAATCAGTGAAACGGCGCGATAGGCCGCAGCTACCCGAAGGGCTCCGGCCTCTGTGACGTCGACCGGCGCAAGCGACGACACCGGCCACCAGCCGTATGAGCTGATCGCCGGCGCAGCGCGCCTAGAGAACTTACCGCGCAGCCACTCGAGCAACGCGACCCCCGGAATGTCTCAGACCACGCCGCCCTCCTCGTACACCGAGGGCGGGCGACCGGCCTCAAGCGAGTACGAGTGTACCGCCATCAGGGCGGCCACAAGGGGGTCAATGATTTTTCTGCCACTTTTTACAGGACGCATGTTCCCGTTGTTGTCCTGCCAGACGTCGACGTCCGCACAGGCCCGCCGCAGGACCTCGTCCTGCTGGGCGACCAGCCGCTTGGACACCCAGAGGTTCTGGAAGTGCTGGCAGGCCGGGCCGAACATGGCGATGGTCATCGGGTACTCAACCAGCGGCAGCTGGTCTTGGTGAGCCAGCACCTGGGCGAGGTACGTGCTGCCCCACTTGTCGAACGCCACCTTACGGATGTCGAAGAACGCCCGCCACGCCGCCAGCTGGTCCCGGATCGCCTGGTAGTCGACCTCCCGGCCGGGGGTCAGCACCACCCTGCCCTCGTCCTTCCAGCGGGTCAGGGGTAGCTCGTACTCAATCTCCCGGTCCCGGGCTGACTCCCCCGGCCACCAGTACCGCCCGACGAGGGCCAGCCGGCCGTCCGGGAGGGGCACCGCCGCGACCAGGGCGGACATGTCGAAGCTCTTGGACAGGTCGAGCCCAAGCCACGCAGGACGCCCGCGGAGGGCTTCCAGCTCGACGGTGTCCTCGGGCCAGTACGCCATTTCCAGCCACGCCTGGGAGCCGTACTGGGGCCTGCAGAGCTGGTAGCGGGCGAACTCGTTCCGCTTGACCTTGGACACGCTGTGGACCGCCCAGGCGTGCCTAAGGCTTTCCAGCGTCGGCTGGACCGGCAAGCCGGGGTTGGCCTTCACCCAGCAGCCCTCGTCCTCGAGGGCGTCCCCGTCGTCCACGCCCCACAGCCAGTACTGGTTCCCGTCCAGCCGCAACTTGCCCTCGAGGACCGCCTGCCCGGTCTTGACCTCGTCGGCGTACCAGTTGTCCTGGTTGTTACCGGGCGTCGAGATGATCACGCCCAGGCTCTGCTTCCGCTTGGCCGCCGTCGTGGTCAGCTTGGAGGCGAATCGGCCCCGCCACTCGTGGGCCTCGTCGCCGATCCAGAGGCTCGGGTTCAGGCCGTCCAGGCTCTTCTCGCTCGAGGTGAGGGCCTGCAGCTTGCAGTCGGCCTCGGCCCGGATCACGGTGTACTGCCGCGGCTCGAGGTCGCCCGCCACGCGGGCGGCCATGGTCTTGGCCGTGGCCAGCAGGGTGGCCGCCTGGTCCCGCTTGTTGGCGATGATGTCGACCCGCCGGCCCGGCCCGGTGGTCATCTCGTACAGGGCGATGGCGGCCATGAACGTCGTTTTGCCCGCCCCGCGGGCGACCTGAATCACCGCGAACCGGGTGCGGCGGATGCTCGGCTTGCCCTTGCCGCCCTTGAGCTTCCAGCCGTACAGGCCGGCCACCACCCACAGTTGCCAGTCCAGCAGCTCGTAGTCGGCGTCGTGATCGTCCCCCACCAGGCCGCAGCCACGGACGAACTCGGCCACCCGCTCGACCTCCGCCCAGTCCATCCGGATGTCCGTCCGCTCGAGGTCATCCATGAACCGCTGGGCCTGCCACCCGATCCAGCGGCCGGCGGGCAGACGTCCGGCAATCACGGACCTGACGTATTTCATCACGCGCTGCTTGGCGGTAAGTCGTTTGGTAGTCGGCATTTGGAATCACGGACAAGAGGTCATGGGGATTTTGCGTGGGCGCGGCGGGTACCTCAGAACCCCCGTTATCGGGGGTCGTTACCCCCCCCGTACCCGCGTTATCACGCGAATAAAGGGGGGTCGACACCGATGACGGGGGTCACCGTTGGGCCGGCCTGGACGCTGTGTGCGTCACCGACTGGCTAGTGGTTGTCGGGGCGATGCCCGTGGTGGGCCCGATGGCACGGGCCGCAGATGCTCTCGAGGTTGCTGAACAGGTAACGCGGTCCGCCCTGGCTGACTGGGATCCGATGATGGACCTCAGTGGCCAGGGCGCCGCAACGCTCACACTTGGGTTGTGCCATCAGCTGACGTTGCCTGATGGTCGTCCACCAGCCCGAGTACTGCACCTTGGTGTTCAAGGCCTTGCCCCAGCTGGGCAGGCTCAGCTTGGGGATGCTCGAGCGACGCTTGGTCACTTGCCGAACCAAGCGACGTGGCGGCACATCATGGACACGAAATCGAACAGCCTCGAGAGCCTCAGGGTGATGCACCACCCTGAGTCTCCGTCGGCACGATGGATCACGATGGGGACCTTGCCAGGGCGGGCGTCGGCTTCGGCCTGCTTCAGGAAATCCTCGGCCTGGTGCGGGGTGATGTTGCAGCGCCGCCGCTTCACCTCGATGTGCAGCATGGGCAGCGCCTCGATGCACAGGTCCGCATCGCCCGCAGCCCCGCTGTACTGCACGGTGCGCTCGACGCCGACCCGAAGCACCTCGGACAGTGCCTTGGCGGCCTCAAGTTCGCCTCTCTTGCCCTTGGCTCGGCTGTTCATCAATCAAAATCCTCGAACTTGCCGCCCACCAGGTCGGGCACGTGGCTTTCGCGCTTGATGACCTTCAGGGCCGCGTTGTTGAACGCCTTGGAGACGAAGAACAGGCGGATGAACCTGTCCGGGTAGGTGTAGGCAAGAAGTTTCCTGCACGCGATCTGCGACGCCGTACGGCTCCCCTCGTCAGTGAGCAAGGCGCTGAGCCAATCGCCCGCATCGGGCCTCTGGAACAGCAGGTAACCAATCTCCGCCGGCGTGATCTTGTTGGACAGGATCTGTGACTTGTGCAACTGGTTGGACTGCGTTGCCAACGTCGCGTAATCGACCTCGAACCGCTCGAACAGTTCCAGCGTTTCCTTAGCGGTCATCCGTCCGACAGCGCTTGACGAACTGACCGACAGCGGACGCACAACACGAATCGACACCAGACGCGCGATTGAAGCCACGGTACCTGCGTTGCTGACCGAGTGATTGATCGTGAGCGAATCCGACAGCTTCCGAGGTAGGTTGCTGTGGTATGCCTCGATCAGGTCGAAATCACCAGTGAGCACCCACAGGGTGATGGGCTTCCCCAGCATGACGATGGCCCAAAGCCGATGTTGCCCGTCCTTGAGGTTGCCGAATCGGTCCAGGATGATCGGCATGGCCGGGCTGGCGATCGCTTCGCCACGCTCAAACGCCCGGAAGTACATGTCGACCGCCGACTGCCGAACCACCCTGTTCTGCGGCTGGGCGTCTAGCCAAGCCTGCGCCATGTCGGGCGTGATCGTCACCGCCCGCCCGATGTGATCGGGCTGCACCCAACCGTCATCTTTGAACGTTGCCATCATGGACATCTGCTGACTCCTCGGCCGATCATGCGTAGAGACGCCCGCGGCGAAGCTCGGCCAGCCTCGCCTGGGCACGTTGGACATCGGAACCGCCGGTGACCCGACCGTCACCGGCGGGAGGCGGAACGCCCGCCCCGTGTGCTTGCCGTAGAGCCTCCAGGATCGACACCGGGTCGCCGGACGGCTCCGAGGCCTCCCCACCCGGTCGGCGAGCCCTCAGGGCCTCGGCGAGGCTCTGGTACTCGGTGCCTTCCGGGTCTTCCTCCACGGGCGTCGCCGGCCGCTCAACGAGCCGGCGCACGCCTGGTTCTTTTTCTGGTTCATTCATTGGTTCAGATCCATGCGCCATGGTGGCGCAGGTGGTGCGCCACGGTGGCGCACCTGATGCGCCACCGTGGCGCTGATCCCCGCCACGGTGGCGCATGGTCCGCTTCGTGTTATCAGGCTTCGATTGGACCCGTGCGGCGGGCGGATCGACCAGCTCCCAGGTCAGGGACTTGCCGTTGCCCGAGGCCTTCAGGTACCCCCCCTTGCGGAGCATCCCGAGGACCCGCTCGAGGGATCGCCTCGGCACGCCGGTGAGCTTCGACAGCTTGTCGATGCTCGGCCAGCAGGGCCAGCCCATGTCGTTCATGCACACCAGGACCCAGCGGCCCGTAGGGGCCAAGGGCAGCCTGATGATCCAGCTCGTGTCTACGTGGTAACCCATGGTTCCCTCCGGCCCCTGCCCGGGGTGTGAGCGACGGCTTGACCGCCGACCCCGGGCATGGTGCCAAGGAGTGGCTCAGAAGGGGATGTCAGCGTCCGGGTCGTCCTTGGGCGGCGGAGGCGGTGCCTTCGTCACGGGCATGATCCCCTCGACGTTCAGGTACTTGCCGCACTCCGACCGCTTCCAGGCCACCTCGACGTCCGAGCCGGCCAGTTCCTTGCCGTCCTCAAGGTGGTGGGCGGTGAAGCTGCCAAGCTTGACCAGGCCGCGTTCCGTCTGGACCTCGAACCCGATCCGCTTGCTGCCTGGCTTCGGCTCCCAGACCTTGGCCAGGACACCGGTGAACCGCCCGCCCTGCTCGCCCTCGAACGTCAGGACCGCTGTAGGGGCCTTGGACGGCTTCTGGGGCGTCGGAGGCTCGTACTCCACCTCGGGCATCTCCTCGAGCGTAACGGCCTGTACGCCGTGCCCGAGGCCAACGAAGAGGTGCCCGACGCACATCCGCAGGGCCCGGCCGGCCGCCCGCGTCGACGACATCGCCCGCCTGGCGAAGTGCGGCCGAGTCGACCAGGGCCGCTCGTCGTCTGTGACCATGCCCGAGCCCCGGCCGATCACCATGCCCGCCGGGTCGAGCACCTCGGCCGTGCATTCCCAGTAACCGGGCAGGTGATCGGTCGGGGGGACGTACCTCGACCCGCCCTCGGCCTCCCGCACGCTGAACCCGAGGGCCGAGGCCACGGCCGTGGCCCCTGCCACGGTGACGTACTTCTTGCCCTGCAACGGCGTGGTGAGGTGCTCCACGACGTAGCGGGCGATTGCACCCGGCACGGCGTCCGGGACGGCTCGGCTGGCCAGGACAAGGTCGGTCGTCACGCGGTCACCGCCCGACGGCTGCGGCGGCCGCGCTCGATCGCCACCTCATTGGCCTTGCGGTTGACCGCGTCGCAGACGGCCTCGAAACGCTTGAGGGTCCACGGCCCGGGGCCGCCCACCTCAAGGCACAGTTCCATCGCGTGGATCGAGTCGTACTGGCCCTGGAGGTGCCATTCAACGATGACGGCCAGAGCATCCTCACGAAACTTGTTGGTCTTGGACATTTGCCGGCTCCTTGGTTCCGGGCGGGATTGCCCGGTGAGCAGACACTATCGGCCGGAAGTTTCGTTGTCAACGAAAGTTTCCGCAGTCAGTCGGCGCCCTCTTTGAACGGCACCGCCCGATTGAGGGCCGCCCGCCGCTTGCCGCAGCCGCAACCATCGCCCGCAACGGCCTTTGCGACGGCCGCCACCCCGGTCGCTTGGGCAACCTTGGCCACTACGTCGCCGAGGCCCCGGCTCGGGCCGCGGTAGTGCTCGCATCTGGCGCAACAGGTTGGCGCTGGGTACTTGTTACAGAGGCCCAATGCGCATTGCCGGTCCTGCAGGTGTTCACAGAGCATGGTTCAACAGGCTGATTTCCAAAGCAGCGTGCCTGGATCGTACGTGGCAACAGCCGGGGGCAATGTGCCATTCCATCGATTGCAATTGTTGGTACCTCCGCCATACGCCGAGCCTGGGTCACCGTTTTGGATGTAGGGATCCCATTCGTCGTTGCAAGGGAAATTGGGGCATTCCTCGGTGCAAGGGCGGGGGGTACCAGGTTGCACAAAACCGATGGACCAAGACGAAGCACCTGTGCAGGTGCATTCAACGGTGCTCAAGCGAAACGACAGCAACGCATTCCAGACCCCATTGACCCCGCCTGTGCAAAACAATTCCAACGTGACGCACACCCAGATGGTGATTGGATCCGGCTGCGGGAAGTCCTCCCGAGGGCAATCGCAAATGATGCAACGTTCGCCGACAAATGCGAAACACTCAGAAGCTTTCCAGTAGCAGTCACCGCGCTCGGTTCCCCCGGGTTGTGCCTCCAGCACAAAATCGATCGGCCCAATGGTTTTTGCATCCATGCCCCACAGCGTGCATTGGTCATGCGGAGAGCATGGATAGTCGGGATAAATGACGGGATCTTCGCAGCAAAGAGCTTCGTACGTAAGTGAACCAGTCCATTTGACGTTGATCCTGTCGATGTCGGGGCACAATTCGCACGGCAATACGCACGGCTCCCGGCAACAGATGTTGTGCCAGAATTGGCTCATGGCTTCCAGTCGTAGTCGGCGATCGTCCAGCCCCTGAGCCCGGCGGCGTCGTGCCAGCCGAGGTCCACGAACTCGCCCGCGGCCTCGTCAAACGTCGCCAGGCGAACCCGGCCCTCGGCCTCGAGCACCATCCTCGGTTCCCCCGGCGGGGCCACCGGCGGCAGGCTTCCGCATCCGGTCGATAGCACGGCGGATGCGGTCACGATGACCGCTGGACCCCACCACCCGCACGCGCGGATCCAAAGCCCGATCGAGCAGAGCAACGACCACAGCGGCCAGAACGCTGCCGAGAAGTACCGCAAGCTCCGCCACGTCACCTGGGCTCCTCGACGTACGTCTTGGCCTTGGCGTCGCTGGCGAAGATCAACCCCAGACCGCTTAGGATGGCCGCGGCGGCCACCGTCATGTCGGGGTTGGTCAATGGGTCGGCGTCCAGCAACGCCTGCACGAGGCCGGCGACGGCCGCGAGGATGGTGGTGATGCCGAGTACGGTGGTCCGCCAACTGGTAAGGGATGCTGATGAGTTCATCGGGTCTCCAACTTCTCGAGGCGACGGTGGTGCGCCTTCGTGCGTTCATCAAGGGCCTCGATGCGGGCGCTTAGTGAACCCAGCTTTGAATACAGGAACGCGGCCGCCGACCAGCTGGCGGCCAACGATCCGATGATGGCGTAGACGGTCTCGATCGTCATGGCGTCAACAGCTCGGCCTTCCGAGCCTCCGTGATGATTCCCAGATGCACGAGGTAGGCCAGGCCCACCGAGGTCGTGGTGTCATCGGACGCCACCTCGGTGGAGGTCTGGAGGAACATGAGCAGGTCCGCAACGGCGGAGTCGCCGGCGGCGGCGAACCGGATGGCGTCGCGTTCACCGCTCGAGAACCGCCGCAGGAACTCGTACGAGGTCCACCGGGGCGACCGGAACTCCCATCCGGTCCAGCTCCAGCCGAGCTTGACGTCGACGCCCGCCGGGATGCGGTAGGAACTGGGCGGCCGCACGGCGCTGTCCACGATGGCGACCACTTGGCCCGACTCTTCAACGATTCCCCATCTCATCGGCTCACCTCCGAGTAGTGCAACAGGTAGTCGCAGCGGGCAGACCTTGAGGTGGTTCCGGCAGTCTTCCGGATCTGGACGGCATTCCCAATGCGTTCGCCGGTTCCGTTCGGGATGTTGGTGGTGATCGTCGCCACCGTCGTCCCATCGATCTTGAACACCACCGAGG